GGACCCTAACTTTCTTCACCCGGATCGGCTGTGAAGCCGATGAACCGGCCCGCCATTCTCCCATTCCATCAAGCCTAACAAGGCCGGTGGAGGGAAGAAATCGCGTATGAGATCCTCGTAACCCTGTTGGGTCACGTCGATCTCGTAGGAGGAGGCTATCGCGAACTGGAGAGTCTCTTCGAGACCCACCAGCCAGGATAGACCGTACTCCTGCCGGTTCTTCATGGAAGAACTGGATGAGAGAGCTAGTACCCCGGCCTCTATTGCTCGTAGTACGCGTAAAGAACGCGATACGCAAGCAATATTCTCGCTGCAGGTCTTTGTCCCAATACTTTCTTTTAGTATTGAGGTCAGTTCCTGTAAACGAGAAGAGACCGAGTCCGCCCTCTTCTGGACCTCCGACAACAAGCCCCTTCTTAAGGGTTTGCGGGAGGAGTCCAAGGACACTATCTGAGGCATGCCACATTCCTTTCTTGTAAAGGTTGTTGGTGTACTCTATTAGTGCCGCTGCCGAAGAGGCGGAAGCACCGTACGGAACCTTGTGAACGCGTGCGGGGGTTACATCTACTCCCCTAAATGCGTCCATCCCACAGGATTCTCTGAAGGAAACTCCTCCAAAGCTCTTTTGGGAGTTTACAAGGAGGCCACACTCGTGTAGAACGAGTTTAGTGAGCCCGTACGCATGTTTGGGGACAATGATGTCGTCTCCAAACACACGGACCCGGGAAAAGTCCTCACGTAACCGTTTCGCATTCCAGTCATTTTCACGCTTCTCAGCTAGGCGTAGTGCCCAGACTGATAGGACCGTGAAGACTATGGATTGGATAGGAAACGTGAGTGCTGATCCCATGGTGGCAAACTTACGTAGGACATGGATCTTTGGAAAATCCATATCCACGGTTTGTTTGACGACTCTCGTCCGGCAAGCATGTAGACCATTCAGGAGATCACTCCCCTGAAAGATATACTCTACTAGCCTTGTACAGAGTCTATCACTCGCGGAACTCAAGTCGAGCGTCGCGAATGATCCATCCATCGATGCACGAAGCGCTAGATCTCTAGACGCTTCTTGGTCCTCGAAGGCTACTGATAGCCCAAGTTGGGTCATCGGTATCCTTTCCCTCAACCACTGCCAGATGCTTTGTTGCATCCATTGGTGGCTGATGGGCTCAGCGCAGATTAACCTGGGTCCTTTCTGGGACTTTGGGACTGCGATGAGTCTTGAGGGAGGTTCATACTCCGACGGAGCGCATTCCGGAGGTCCTGAAAGATCTCCAGAAGCGAACCAGTCGTAGGGGAACCAGAGTCCAAGTTTTCGGGGCCAGTTTGGGAACTCGTACTTAGAGTCCCATCCTGATTCCGAGACTGCACCGGGACCATGCTTTGACCTAAGTTTCCACCAATCTGGGAAACCGAGCTCCGAGGTAACTCTTCGGGATAGATTCCGGAGAGTATGCCAAGGCACACGGTTATCAGAAGGGCGCAAGTGACCGAAAAGATCCGGCCACTCGCAAGAGCTCGGAGGAGTAACCCCTTGTAAGGGGTGTCCCTCGAGATCACGCCAAACAGGGATATCACTATCCCAGCTAGACGTGTAGCTCTTTGGAAGATGCTGTTCAACATCGAAGAACTCCTTTATGGTTTTCTTCAGTGCTGCAGGCTTCACAGGGGTTTCAAGCTTCTTCATACTCTGACATAGAGTACGAAGAAGCAATACACTCCAGTGATCAGCATCGGGTCTAAGCACTCCACTAGTATCGAACACCTTCAATAGGATTCCCCAGAAAAGTCTGGGTCTCCCTCGAAAGAGTGGGATTCCACGTGGAATCTCAGCCCTGTCGATGAAGGAACCATGGTCCAAGGATCTATCGATCCAAGAACCATAGTCAGGAAGGGTTAACGTGAAGAACGCTAACCCTCTTTGTTCGAGTGCTCTACGGAGGTAGGACAGATCCTTCTCCATAGAACTCCTAATGTCGGGCAACTGTATGGCTGCATCTTGGAAGATGCCACCGTACAGCGTCATCACAAACGTTACGTAGCTTTTCACGGTGACTAACTTTCTAGTTAGAAAGCCGTCTACGTGACCCCGATGCTACTACAGGCCCCCACCATGTAACGTTACATGATGGCAACTAGCCAACCTGCAATCTTGTTGACTAGCGCAAAAGCAGTTAGTTGAGACCGTTGTTGAGGTCATCAACTGCCGCATAAGAGCTAGCAGCGAGATAGACAAGGATAGCCTTCGAGTCATACCCAATCTGGGTATTCCCGTCGAGTTTTCCATGTCTCATAGTCCACGTCACCGACTCCTTATACATAGGAAGCGTCGATGTGGGGAATGTTATATGCTCGAGGTACAGATTGTGCCTCTTCATTAACATCCCATCCGTATCCACTTTATCAGTGGAATGGCGGATACGCAGGTTCCAGGAATCAAGCGCGGTCTCGAGTGAGTACTCGCTACCGTAGTTGTCCTGGTTAATGCGATTGAGAACTTTCGCAACCGCATTCACCGTAATGGTGATAGTAGCTCCGAATGCCATGTGATGATATCCTCAGAGTCTGCGCTATCGTCGTGATAACTTGACGATAGTCAGGCTACCAAGGACCGACAGCTTAAACGCGTCCAAGAAGGGCACGTTCAGGCGAACACCTAGTACATCCTGCGGAGAAAGCTGCACACGGTTCTTAACCGTGCGCTCCAAGGTCCCACCGCTGAAAACTTGAGTCAGCGATGGCTTAAGTGGATCATAGGTAACAAGATATGACGAAAGCCACATCTTGTTAATTCGAGAAGGCGTATAGAACAACAAGTTATGCGCATTCTCTAAGGCTTCGCTAAGGTTAGCGAACCAATCTATGAGCCATGACCAGGGAAGGGCTTTCCATACCTGTACGATCATATCTAGGGGCGTGAGCCCATAGACGGATTTAAAGGCCTCGAGCCAAGTTGGCTTGACGCCTGCCAGGTATTGATTCGCAGCAAGAGCCCAACGAACGGAGGCCCAACATTGAGTAAAACGGGAAACCGTTGCTCGAGGTTGGATGACGACACCTTTAGTGCTATGTAAAGTTACAGCACTATTGATGCCATCTTTGTAAACTCCGAAGTTGACTCCTTTACGGACGGTCTTACCAGAGTTCAGGAAATCGATCTCCTTGAGACGCTTGTCTACAAGGGTACCGAAATCACAAACTTTCATAAGATCTTGAAGTATGGGCCACCACCCAAACTGCCAGGCCAATGTCGCACTTGCGGCATTTTGAGCCTTGGATAAGTAGGGTACGGGGCCTTTCCAGAGATTAAGTAGTAAGTCTCCGGCATGCTTCAACATGCGTGGCACATCACGAAACTCTAACATGTTCGTGATAGGGTACACGCGCGGGCGTAAAGGTGCAGTGGCAGCCACAATCTTGGATGCCGTAAACTGAGCTAACCAATCGGTCAGTCCAGTTCCCGGTATCGTAGGAATGACGGCTGGGGAGCCCAACTGTCCAGAACCTAAGTAGGTTCCTTGCCAGTGAAACTCCTGACCACTCCACTTGTCATGAGTAAGTGTAAGCGGATGATCCGTCTTAGGATCAAGCGCGTCCACGCACACCTCTTCCTCTAAGTTAGACGTCTCCACTTGGTGGTCAGCGACCGGAAAGAATAGGTCGAATTGATTCACCACTTGGTTGGACGTCCTGGATCGGGTGCGACTCATGAGTATGTACCAAACTAGGTATTCAGGGACCACAATGGATAGGATCAACCGAAGTTGTCCTACGGAGGCTCCCGATTGGGAGCC